AAACAGTAGGTCAAGTTTCAATGGTTCCTAGAACTGTTGGCGCTTACACCGACATATCAAGAAAGCTAATCATTCAATCATCTATAGATGTTGAAAATATGGTTAGACAAGATCTTGCCGCTGTTCTAGCTCTAGAAATTGACCGCGCTGCTTTATATGGTTCTGGTGTTGCTTCTCAACCTTTAGGACTTCATAACGTAGCTGGTATTGGCGCTCAAGCTTTTGCTGGCGGATCTGACCCAACATTTGCCGAGGCCGTTGGAATGGAAACAGACGTTGCAACAGCAAACGCACTATTAGGCAACCTTTCATATCTAACCAATGCGACTTGTCGCGGAAACATGAAGGTGAAGGCTAAGGATTCAGGTTCAGGTTTATTCCTCTGGGCAGGTGACAACACCGTTAATGGTTACAACGCCTATGTAAGTAATCAGGTTGAAGCGGGTGACGTTTGGTTTGGTAACTGGTCTGATTTGATCATGGGTTATTGGTCAGGTCTTGATCTAATGGCTGATCCTTACACTCATTCAACATCCGGCACAATTAGAATCCGCGTTTTACAAGACTGCGACGTAGCAGTTCGTCACGCTGGTTCATTCTGCTTAGGTGCTTAGTAATGAAGATCGAAGCCCTTCGCACTTTTATGTTGTCGGGTGAAATGGTTAAAACAGGGGAGGTCGTTGAGGCTTCTTCTGTTGATGCCATGACACTTATCAATTTAGGAAAGGCGAAAGAGGCGGTAGTATGCGCGGTTCAAAAACAAGAGCCTGCGCCAAAGGCAAAAAAAACAACTCCTAAACCTAAAAAACCTTTACCCACTTCTAACAAGTGACTATTCAGAACTTAGGCTCGAAGCCAACTCTAGTTTCATTACTAGGTAACGACGTTGTAGCTGCTACAGGTGTAGGCAGCGCAATTGATCTACAAGGAAAAGAAGGCTCAGGCGCTTTTATCCTTACTGCTGAGGCAGGCGGTTCAGGTATTACCTACGCGGTAAAAATTACTGAATGTGCTACAAGCGGCGGTACTTATTCAGACGTAACTGATGGCGCTTTTACAACAACAGATGCAAATACAGCGTCCGTTCAAAAAATCGCTCTTAATGTTTCTGACCTTAAGCGTTACATCAAAGTAAGTACAACCGTTGCAGGCGGAACAGGCGCAGGGGCATTAGCCGTTGTTGCTTTACTTGGTACTAAGTACTAAAAAGTTCGGTGTCATTTACTAATGACTTAACTGAAATGTTTGGCGGCCCCTTTGGAGTTTCAGCAACTTCAGGGGGGACAACCGCTAATGGTATTTTGGATGAACCGACATCGATTGTTGCAGGTGATCAGGTTTTATATGTTGATAGGGTTTTACATTGCAAGTCGTCAGATTTTGGAACGCTAGTCGGAGGCGATTCGATCACAGTTGGCGGGGTGAGCTATAAGGTTCGTACCTGTGAAAAAGATATTGACGGTCTTACTTGTCAAATTTCACTAGAAAAGGTTTAAGCAATGGCATCTAAAAGGGAAGATATACTCGCAGCAATTAAAACGGCGTTAGCTGGAACAACTGGGGTTAGTACAAGAATCTACAGAAGCCGGACTATCCCACTCGCGCAAAGAAGCCAGCTCCCCGCGTTAATAATTGAATGGTCTAATGATGATGCGTCACTTGAAACCTCGGCATCTTCAATTTT